AAGACACCCTTGAGCAAAGGTGGCACAACAGTACGCAGTAACTTAAAAGCAGTACCCGCAAGTAAAAATAGATCATACAAACGAAAGGCAGATGGTTCAATAAAATGAAAACAGAAAACTTATACGGCATACGTAAATCAATACACGCAAACAGCGCACAAGCAAACAACTGTTTCCCAACAAGTGGCAACAAAAGATCTGCAAAAAAGAAGTGGGCTGAAGACAAAGACCTATATGTTGGTGATATTAGTGGTACAGAACGAGTATTAGTTGCTGTGTATTTTGCAACAGATTATGAAAAGAAAAAGCTAATGATGGATGCCGTAACCGGCACGTTGTATAGGATTAAAGATGGTAGGTGCTACTCATCAGATCAACTACACATGAATAGCTATAAGAAAGTAGACAATGCACTAGAGCGCTTGCTAAAAGTAAAAAGCGATGAAGGCTCAGAAAGCGAGTAGACGATGGGAATCTCAGACGCTGCGTATGCAGAACAACTTGAAAAACTTCAACAGTTAAGAGTAGAAGTAGAGAAGCTACATAAACCACGCATGGTAACAGGCACAACTACTGGAGCGTTACATTATGAACAACAGCAACCAATAGGTATTAAGCCATTGCGAGGAGAAGATTTACAGCATGAAGCTATGAAAGCCCCGCTATCTTCATTGGCTAATATGTGGACGATGCGTTGGGGTAATGACTGGGTAAACGAACAAGAGTTTATGGACGATGACTTTTGGCGACTGACTTTAATCCGTTTACTTGGCGCAAACAAATTAGAAAAACACAATTTAATAAATCAATACCACTCTGTTTACAGGATTTTAGAGTAATGCAAATTATAGAAAACAAGGCTCTGTTATTTAAGACACGCAGTCCCGACAAGTACAGCGTAATACCAAGAAGCAAAGTTGTTAGCGAAGACAACGGCGTGTTTGAAGTTGCGGTGTACTGGGGGTTAGATGAAGTGCGGGTGCTTCGCAACCTAGGTGTTAAGAACCCACCATCGCCAATTACCGCTAAGTACAACTGGCCCGGTCGACACAAACCATTTGCACATCAGATTGAGACGTCATCGTTCCTCACAATGAATCGCAGAGCGTTTGTATTTAACGACCCTGGGACTGGCAAAACATTCTCTGCACTATGGGCGGCTGATTACTTGATGACGTTAAAGCATGTACGTAGATGCCTAGTTCTATGCCCATTATCAATCATGCACGACGCTTGGATAAGTAGTATTGGCAAGAGCATTATTCATCGTTCGGTAGTAGCGGCGCATCACACACAGGCATCACGACGCATTGAGATGGTTCAAGGTGACTACGAGTTTGTTGTGGTGAATTACGATGGCTTGAACTTAATCGTTGATGAGGTTGTCAACGATGGGCGCTTTGATCTTGTGATTGTCGATGAAGCGAACGCATACAAGAACCCAACGACTAAACGATGGAAAGCCCTTAACAAAATACTCAAGCCTGATACCATGCTTTGGATGATGACGGGAACCCCTGCATCGCAGTCGCCTGTTGATGCCTATGGCTTAGCTAAGTTAGTAAATCCTAACGGCGTACCCAAGTTCCTTACAGCATGGCAAGATAAGGTAATGCACAAGGTTAGCAAGTTCAAGTGGATACCAAAGCCTTCTGCGCAACAGGACGTGTACAACTCACTACAACCTGCAATACGTTATACAAAAGAAGAGTGTACCGACCTACCGCCTGTGCTTACCGAGACACGTGACGTACCCCTTACCCCGCAACAAGTTAAGTACTACCGCATGTTAAAAGACCGCATGCTAGTACAGACAGCAGGTGAAACAATCACCGCAGTAAATGCCGCCGCAGGTGTTAGCAAGCTGTTGCAGATAAGTGCAGGTGCCGCATATACAGACGACAAAGAAGTTGTGGAGTTTGATTGCTCACCACGTTTAAGCGTATTGCTTGAGGTGCTAGAAGAAACAAGCCGTAAGGTTATTATCTTTGCACCATTTAGGCATAGCATCGAAACCATACACACGCACTTGCAAAAGCACAATATTGCATCAGAAGTGATACACGGTGATATAAGTGTTAATAAACGTACTGACATATTCAAGCGCTTCCAAACAACTGATTCACCAAGAGTTTTAGTAATTCAACCACAAGCCGCATCACATGGTGTAACATTAACTGCGGCAGATACTGTTGTATTCTATGGACCGGTTATGTCTGTAGAAACATACTTGCAATGTATTGCACGTGCAGATCGTATTGGGCAAACTTCTACGAACGTAACAGTGATACACTTGCAAGGTAGTGAAATAGAAAAGCGGATGTTTGATCGCCTAGAGAAACGTGTTGAAGGACATGATCTCTTGCTAAGCCTGTATAGGGAGGAATTAAGTTCCTAGGAAAAACCCTATATCAGGTTGAACACCTGTCTTTTTAGTTGTAAAATATTTTACAAAGGAGCATATAAATGCCAAACGAAGAAGTAGTACCGCTAGATAAACTAGCACGTGTATATCGTAAGATGTACGCAAGGGTTCAAGAACTGACAAAAGAATACGAAAGTCAGATCGAAGAACTTAAAGCACAACAAGATGAGATCAAGAATGCCATGAAGGATCAGATGATGGCGCTTGGAACCAACTCAGTAAGAACAGCAGAAGGCACCATCATCTTGTCACAGAAGACGCGCTATTACACAGACGACTGGGATTCGTTCAAGCAGTTTGTTGTACAGCACGACGCATTAGATTTGTTTGAGAAGCGCATAGCGCAGAAGAACATGTCTATGTTTTTAGAAGAAAACCCCGGTGTTGTACCTGCTGGGCTTAACTCGATGTCTGAGTATGCAGTAACAGTTCGTAAACCAACTAAATGAAAGGAAAATAATGGAAGAAGTAAAAGAAATTAAAATTTCTAAAAATCAAAAAGCCTATAACGAAATTATCACTGCAATGAGCGATCTTTTTAATGCCACTGGAATTACAAAAGAGATGGCGTACACTGTGTATTTTAATGGTGCCTGTAACATGGCGGTGGTACTAGACATACCCGAAGATGTTTTTTTACGGAGTTGTAAAGAAGGGCTAGCCCACTTTAAAGCGCAACATTCTTCAAAACAATAATCAACCAAATAGGAGTAGTAATCATGGGCGAAATTGCCAAATTTAATCCTGCACAAACCCCCGCTTTTGCTCGCAAAGGCGAATTATCAACCCTCGCTAAAAGCCTCGCAGGTGGCGGAGTAGGTGGCGGTGGAAAACGTATCTCTATCAAAGGCGGTGTATTCCGTTTGATGGCAGATGGTAAAGAGATTACCTCGATTGACGATCGTCATCTCGATGTAGTTGTTGTTAATGCGGCGCCAAAGATCAGCCGTACCTATTATGAGGGTACGTATGAAGAGGGTGTAGCCAAGGCACCTGATTGTTGGTCTGCTGATGGTGAGAAGCCTGACGCAAGTATTGAAAGCCCACAAGCGCACGACTGTGCATCTTGCCCAATGAACGTCAAAGGTTCAGGTCAAGGCGAATCCAAGGCTTGCCGTTTCTCCCAACGCCTTGCAGTAGTTCTTGCTAATGACATCGGCGGTGATGTAATGCAATTAACCCTAGCCGCTACCTCAATCTTCGGCAAAGAAGAAGGCGATAAGCGCCCACTACAAGCCTACGCAAGATACCTTGCGGCTCAAAATATTAGCCCTGAGACACTTGTAACCCGTCTACGCTTTGATACCAAAGCCGCAGTACCCAAGTTATTCTTCCAACCAGTTCGTTGGTTAGAAGACGACGAGTACGAGATTGCTGTTGAGAAAGGGCAGTCTACAAGCGCTAAACAAGCCATTACCATGACGGTGGCTAAAGCAACTGACAAGCCACTACAACTTGAAGGCGCAAAGCCAACGGCTAAAGCCAAGGTTGCAACAGTTGAAGTAGAAACTGATGATGGTGTAGATGAGCCTGAGAAGCGTAAGCCTGCAGTAAAAGCAAGCGCAGTTCCGCAGAAGAAAGCTAGTAGCTTAGCTTCTACCGTATCTGAGTGGGACGACGAGTAAAAATAGGGGGGCTTAGCCCCCCACTAACTTAAAATATCATGGCTTATTCAGAAGAAATTAAACAAACGACAAAACAAGCGCCTAAGTCTTTGGGAAACCAACTTGGGCGATGGGCTATTCATTTGGACTTTCCTGTCATTGAAATAGCTAAATACACAGGCGCAACAAGGCAAACGGTTTATAACTGGTTTAAAGGAAGCGATGTCACACCTTCATACAGAAATAGCGTTGGTTCTTTGTTGAACATCTTATCCACAAGTCATTCAGCAGAAGAGGCACTCAGAAAATGCTACAAATAAATCCAACGTCATTGTCTAACAGAGAACTAGTTGAATATGCCGAACGCCATTTTTACAAGAATGGTCTGCCTACCGAATGGCAACTTGAACTAATCAAACGCTTTAACTCAATTATCAACAACTAA